CAGAACGCTGCTTATGTAGGCTAGCCATGAACATGACTTTCCAATCATCGGTGTCGAGATTATCGCCATACCAATCAACCTGTTTTTGCACATCGTTTAACATGGGCCAAAGCTTTTTGTTTTGACTTAATGATCTAGCTGCCCGTCTTAGAACAACTTCCACTGGGCCAATAAACAGACCCTTGTTAATCATTTGAACAATCTGCTGGATCATGCTCGACACGTTTTTGTTATCAACGCTGAATATAACTTCACTCATAGTGCTTCGGCCCACTTGCTCATAGGCAACCTAGCCAGCTAGTTAATTTCATGCTGTTCTCCGCTCGTTAAACTTCCTTGAAGCTATTCTTCTAGCAGTTGGGTGCATGATTGATTTATACATACTCGTTAGACCGCCAGATTCGCCGTGTAAGCATTTTTTAATAACTAACCCTTGTGCTAGGTAGGCATTAATCAAATCATTGGTACAGGGGCTTACAGGCTTAGGAAGGGGTAGGTAGTTTTTCATGAGAGTATGTATCCTGCACAATCACGCCTGTTAATCTCACAACGCTTAGGGCCAGTGCTGATAACTAGACCGCTCTTTCGTAATTCTCTAAATCTTTCCTTACAATTATCTTTATCCATCCCTAACTCTTCCGCATATTCACGAATCGTTTTTGGTTCAGCCCCTTTCATTGCGTCCGTGATTATTGAGCGACTCACGGCAGCTTTTAACTTGCCTTTAGGCTCTATTCCGTCACGCTCCCAATAAACTATAGATGTTGCTGAAACTTCGGTTAAATTTGAACTGAATAATTTTTTAATTTCATTCTGGCTGCTGGCTAACAACCATTCACCATGACTTGAAAGATAGAAATACTTGTTAAATATGCCTAGTTTGTAAGTAATTGCTCCAATTCTTGCTGTTGGTATTGCGATCATCCAAATAATCCTTTCAATGCTGCTGCTTGTGAATTTCCGTATTCACGCTCTTCTGGCGTAATCTCTTTGGTAATCATCAAAGGCAATCCTTCTGCCTGCCTTGCCTGCTGGCTGGCAATCATATGTTGCTCTTCACCACCCCTAGCTCTGCCTAGACACATATTCCTAAAGTCTGTTGCAGTAGGAGGCCAGGATTCTGTCCAATCTTTTAACGCATCAATTCCCTTCTTAAACTGCTGCCCGTTCAAGTCATCAAGGAATGAACTCCAACTGCCGTTATCAGAGAAGTCATGGCTGCTAGTCCACTTGTGACCAAATAAGTCAGTCATCACTTCCCAGAGTCGATCAATTAACCGCTCGTTCAGTTCTTGCCCTCTGTGCCTCTCGTTCTGCGTTGGCTGCTCTGACCCTTGCAGGGGCTGAGTTATTAGATTGCTGATTGATTTGGCTGACATTGGCGTAGCCTCCAGTTGGTTTATTATTTGGGTAAATGGATTTCCAGTTGTTGAGAATTGCGTTCTCAAGTAGTTCGCTAGTGTCGTGACCTTCATCACGATGTTTGGAAAGTTTGTTAATCAGGATGGTTGATGCCTTGATCGTCATTGGCGACTTGATTGACTTACGCATGACTTGGTAATCATTAAAAAGATCAGCGTCTAACCATTCGGGAATATTTAAGGCGACAGCCTTTTTCTTGATAGGTTCCTTGATAGGATAAGAAGAGTGATAGGTTATGGGTGAAACCATTTCACTACCCCCTAGTGCAGAATTTTCACTACCTAGTGCAACCGTTTCACTACCTAGTGCAGAATTTTCACCACACGTTTCATCAGTGTTGGCGGCTGATTTTAGAATTAAATGATAAATATTAGAGCTATTCAGCAGTTCACCTTTTAACTTTCTATGAGTGACCTTTAAATAACCATCCTCTTCTAACTTTGAGATATGAGTGATTACTGATCTGCGTGACATTTCACACACATCAGCCAAATGTTGATAGCTAGGAAAACACCTACCCGAGTCGTCAGATATATCGGCCAGCATCATTAACACTAACTTTCTACCAGAATTACCTACCTTAATTGGCTTGGCTTTTGCCATTTGCGTGAAGCTCACCCTAAGCCCCTCTCGCGTATTCTTCTCGCATCTATGGAGAAGCTAGGAAAGGCGTCCGATAATTCACTGCATAGCCGTTCATGAAAATCAAGGTCTTGAGCAATGAGTAAATTAATGCGTTCCGTTTTAGAAACACCTAGTGCAGCACACATTTTGCCGAAAACTATATCTCGGTCTAAATCAATGTTAACTGTCATTTTGTATTTTTCAGTCATAAGGGAACCTTTGACGGAGCAGTTCGATTTATTTGATTTAGAAGCTCGTCAATCTGATAGGCGCGAAGTGGTGGAACAAATTCCTTCCACTGGCACACCGCGCTATGTCGAATCCCCAGAGCGTCTGCTAGCTTTACAACGCCACCGAAAGTAGCAATTGCTTCTGATTTAAGTATTTTCATGTAAGGAATGTTACTGTAAGATACATTAGGTGTCAACCACAAGCACACTTAATTAATGTAACCTTGCTAACATACATACAACACAGGAATCAAAAATGTTAGACCTCGGTAAAAGAGTTAAAGGCTTACGAAAAGAACAAGGGTGGACACAGCTAGACCTTTCCAAAAAAACAAATTTAAGTCGTGGGCGAATAGCCCAAATAGAAACTAACCCTCTAGCCGAGGTTAAAGGCGACACACTTGTTTCACTAGCAAAGGCATTTGGGTACTCAACTGAACAACTACTGTCAGATGACAAGCTCGGGCTACTGGCTGGATTGAAACTTCAACCCATTACGAAGAAAGCACCAATAATAAGTTGGGCATCTTTGGCGAAGTTAGTAGAAGGAACTTTTCGCATGGATCAAAGCTATCAGTGGGTCGGTTGCCCCCATGATATTTCCGATAATTCGTTTGCGTTAGAGGTGCAAAACGATGTGATGACAAGGAGTAACGGTAGGTCGTATCCTATGGGTGCGCTTATCTTCGTTGACCCATCAAAAAAACCAAAAACAGGGGATCGAGTAATAGCAATTGATAAAGACACAATGGAATCTGTCTTTAGAGAATATGTGGTAGACGGCGGCATAAGGTATTTGAAGCCTTTAAATACAGCCTATCCGATTCAGCAGTGTGGTGAAAATACACACATTATAGGAGTTATAGTCGGCAGTTATGTAGCCGAATAAATATTATGCAATTTAATTATAACTACTCAAAATTACGCTGTAAAAAGCTAGCCTGGATGATAGAGGATCATATCTGGAAGTGGCATCTTGTTTTTACTGATTACATGAATATTCTGCAACCCAAGCATGATGTAGCTACTGGCGACCTACCCTGCTTGCCTGCCGTTAACCTCGGCATCCATAACGTCATGGATAGAGGCCAAGCTCCACCTTAACCCATAATCAAAAACATATTCCTATATTTAATACTGCGTTAACCCTCCCCCTTAGTACCCCTCACTATCTTTTTGCCTTTATTTGTCGCTTTCTCTTGCCTTCTAATGTCAGTGTGCTAACATTGTTTGTACAGTGAGTTAACACAGGGCGTTATTATGAACCTATTTAATACTAGCAATTTTGATCTTGAAGCCGCAGCGCAGAGCTATCGTGATGGTCAACTCAATAGATACCTGGAGATTAATGTTTACGGGCAAGAGGTTGCCCCTAGTCTTCAAGAGTTTATCAGCGAGCTTGCTTGTGAGGGTGAATTTACCACCCCAGTAGGAAGTGTTGATACTGGCGAATTTCTTGAGCATTTATGTTTCTCAACAAGAGAAAAGGCTCATAACGACATTCAAATGCTGGCATTAAAAGCCGACCCTAGCACCACCATGATTGAGGCCGCTCAGAACTGGATGGCACTTTGCAAACTGATGAATCAATCGGCTGCTGACTTCTACGATAAAAACATTGTTAAGGATTATCAAGGTGAGTAGCCAAGCGATTCACGTTTGGGCGTTTGTCATCGTATTAATTTTAAGTGGGATTCAATTATGAAGGTTGAAGTAAAGGAATTTTTAGCCGCCTCCATCGCGGAAATAGATTGGCGAATGATGGGTCATAAAGAAAACCCATACAACCCAGTCACGCAGACTGAGGCTCATAGAGCGTACAACAAGCGCTTTGACCAGCTTTATTTTAATAACAGGGATTTAATGCAATGAAACAGAGTGAATCAATCAAAGAGTTAGCCACAGCGTTATGCTTGGCGCAGGCAGAAATGGGTGGAGCAATTAAAGAAAGTAAAAACCCGTTTTTTAAATCCAGCTACGCTGACCTTACGAGCGTTATTAAAGTGGTTAAAGAGCCATTTTCTAATAACGGACTGTCTTTTGTACAGTTACCCGTATCAGGTGAGACATATGTTGGCGTCACCACCATGTTAATGCACACATCTGGCGAATGGATTCAAAGTGAGTATATGTTGCCTATGACTAAACGCGACCCACAGGCGGCTGGTAGTGCGATCACTTACGCCAGACGATACGCATTGCAGTCACTAGCTGGTATCCCGAGCGTTGATGACGATGGTGAGTCTACTATGTTACGAACCCCCCAAGCGGCTAACACATCGCAGAATATGGCTCTTGAGGGTATTTCAAGTGAGCCAGCAGAGTTACCTAAAAAGCGTGTTGATAAGGCACTTATGCAAAAAGCGGTAATGGCTCTGGTAGAAGCCTATGACGCAGAGGATGAATCTGGATTAGAGGAAGTGTGGACTGAACTAGAAGCGCACGAAAAAGAGCATATTTGGTATCAGTTAAATGGAAAGCAGCAAGCGGCAGTTAGAAAATCAACTTTTAAAGGGGAAGCAGCATGAGTAATTATGATAATTCAAATAGGGGCAGTGTGTGGGCGAATCAGGATCGTAAATCTGAAACTCACCCCCAATACAAAGGTTCTGCCGAGGTGAATGGAATTGAATACTGGGTTAGTGGATGGACGCGTAAAAAAGACGGCAACCCAAAGGCTCCGGCAATGTCGTTTAGTTTCACAATAAAAGAAAATCAAACGCACCAGCAGCCGCCTCAACAGTCAACGCAGGTTCACCAAGCTAAAGCAGCAGTAATGGGTGCTTGGGATAAAGGCCCAGTCACTGATGAATTTGATGGTGAATCAATCCCGTTTTAGGAGGTTTTATGAATACGAAAGTCGGTTACAGTATTTTTAACAGCACATTGAAAGTCGATGTGCCAGTTCCCATAACGATGCTATCAGACCAAGAGTTGATCAATGAATTGAGTCGCAGGATAGTTCTTGTTAAGTGGTCGCGCGATTCAGCTAAAAAGAGAACAGGTTTGGGCCGATCTTTCGTATCCCCCAGTTGCGTAGTAGAAGAATGGGATTGCCGATACAAGTGATGAATTTAACATTAAAGCAAAAGATCGCTATATCGCCACTGAATAATGAGGTGGCGATGTATGAAGAGGCGATCAAATCTAACCCCCAGTTTACCGATTATTACCGTGAAAAAATTACGGCTTTGGAAGAAAGGATAAGCGAATGTCTGAAAGCCAGTTAATGAGCATCATTGATTTGGCGACTGTAACGGGGTTTACCGCCCACAAAAAACAGTGCCAAGTTTTATCTGACCACGGCATATTCTACATGAAAGACCGCAATGGTTGCCCGCACGTAACTTGGTACAGCTTTAACCACCCCACTCATTTGCGATTTAATGTAGATTCAGTTCATAATGAACCAGACTTTTCACGGATGGGTTAGTAATGTCACCACGAAAGCGTATAAATGGCCCCGATTGGCTTCCGATCAGATGCTATCTAGGAAAGGCTGCTTTTGAGTATCGCCCTAAGTCTGGCGGCTGTGTTCGACTTGGATCGCTGACTACTGATAAAGCTATTATTATGGCTAATTATTATGAAGCGGTTTCTGTTCATAGCGAAAAGACAGGCGATTTTTCTCAGCTTGTGCGTGAGTATTTTGCTGGAGCTAATTACAAGCGGCTCTCTACTAGAACCAGAATTGACTATGAAGAATATTCTGTTAGAGTTTTAATTGTTTTTGGTAAGACAAACCGCCACCGCATCAAGCCGAAGCATATCCGTCAATACATGGATATACGCGCAGAGAAAGCCAAGGTGCAAGCTAACCGTGAACACTCTTTTTTAAGCGCAGTATTCAGTTGGGCTTATGAAAATGGCAAGGTGAACGACAATCCTGCTAAGGGTGTAAGAAAGTTTCCAGAACCGCATCGTGATCGTTATATTGAGAATTGGGAATATAACGCTGTGTTAGCGGAAGCAATGGTTAAATGGGTACTGTGTGCCGCAGCTATGGAAATAAGCTATTGCTGTGCAGCGAGGCAAGCAGACGTATGGAGTCTGGAGCGAAGCCAGTTACGCAAAGAAGGTATTTACATCGAACAAGGCAAGACAGGGGCAAAACAGATTAAGGCGTGGAACCCACGTTTAAGGGCTGCTGTTGATCTTGCGCTTTCTGTTTCAAAAGTAACCAGTTTTAAATATGTATTTTGCGATAAGAAAGGTAATCATCCAGCACAAGGCACATTAAGAAACTGGTATGACAAGGCAAGAGCGGAGGCTAAATTAAATTATGCTGGGGAGTGGAACAACAATTTTACTTTCCACGACATTAAAGCCAAATCAATGTCAGACTACGAAGGAAACTTGCAAGAGTTCTCAGGTCATAAAACGGAAGCGCAAGCTCAAAACTATAACCGAAAAATTAAAGTCACTCCAACCCTTAAATAAAGCCCTAACTGTACGGATATACACCACTGTATATTCGGAACTTTATTCGGACCTATTCGGAAGTTAGTATGCACTATCGCTGTAAGCAGCGTGAGAATGGAGGCCGAACCCGGAATCGAACCGGGGTTAGCGGATTTGCAATCTGATTCATTATTGATATAAAACAAAGACTTAACGCAGTATATCCGAATAAAATTAGAATTATTTAGCCTGTAATAACTCACTTTTATAATTTACGACCACTGTATATTCGGAACGGAAGGAATATAGTTGTAAACAATTTCCAAGACAACCGGATATCGAAATTTAATACTATTTTTATTTATTTTCCTAAACCCTTTACATCCTTTCTAGTTGTACGTACAATATAGTTATAGGTTAAGTAAATTAATAAATAAAAGGCGCACCCAATGACTGACAACAATAGATTTAGCCAAGTAGTTTTATCTAATAAGATTGATAAAAATGCCCGTCCCATTGCATACGAGGCTTTAGCTTATGAAGATAATTTTGGTGATATTTACGGAGGCGTTCAAAAAGGCTATATGGAAAAAAGTCATTTTGTACGATTTGGAAATAGCGGGTTTGATAAATCATACCCTTCATTTGAGATTGCTTGTAAGGCTACGTATAAAATTGCAAAAGAAAGAATCGCTAATTTATAAATATAATAATAGGGGCTTCGGCCCCACTGGAGAATCACATGAACGAACCAACCAACCAACAACTATGAGGTATTTTGCGCCGCACTTAGGCTGCTCCCAACAGCCGTAACAGATAACCAAGTTAGCCTAGCTTTAGTAATGGTTGAAGAATTTACTGCTAGGCTTACAGAAATTGAAATCGCTAGGGCAAAGAAAGAGGTGGGACGTGATGCCAGCGTTAGTTAAGGAACTGGAAGTGAATAATGATTGAACAACATGGCATGACAGGCCAGAAGAACGCCGCCAAAGAAGTGACCAAATCATCACGCCTTGAGATACGCTGCACCCCACAAGAAAAGGCGGCATGGGTTCACGCTGCTAAAGGTAAGAAGCTGGCCGAGTGGGTTACTGATGCGTTAAATGATGCGGCTGATAAATAAAGAGTAATAAATAATGACTTTTCCAAAATGTACAGAATGCGGTTCAACACACCCTGATTTTGATTTTGATTTGACTAGCGGGTTTACTGGATCAGAAGATCCTACCATTGGTTTTGTATTGCGAGAGGGTGATTTCTGCCAAAATCATAACTGTGAGGCAGGTAATGTTTTTATAATGAAATTAGAAGACCTACTTAGACAAACCGTTTTAGATAGTATTCCAAATGACTATGGTGAAGGTTCTCACAGAATCACAAAACTATTAAGAGATTACGCTGATAAGATAGATTCAGAAGCGATTAAACATAAAGATAGATGGGGCGACTAGATTCCCCGCTAATTATCTAGAAAGACCTTTAACTTTTTCTACTGTTCGTAATCCTGCTAAACCTAGCATAGCCAGGGTGAGTTCCATCATTGCTTCTAGGGGTAGTTCAGGCGAACCAAGTTCTGGTGCAAGCCATTGGAGAATAGGGTTGATCACAAATGCAAATAGGAACCCGAATCCACATACCCACATAAGGAACGGTCTGGCCCCTGCTACGAATGTTGATCTATGGCCTGCTTGAACCTTGCTGATCTCAGCTTGCAGTAAAGCGGGCTGCATAGCCAAACGCTGCTTAATGATAGCCGCTTGCTCACGTTCATGATCACTGGTAAATATCTGATCTATGATATTGCCCACAGCAACAATAGGTTCTACTACGCTGCCGCCACCTATTAAACTTGAAAGCCAGCCCATATCAATACTTTCCTGATCTGATAATGTCCGTGACCGTGATAGCCCTTTGGCCTACTTGGTTAGCCCACCGACTATCAAGGAACTCTATCGCTGCTGTTTTGTAATCACCCTTAGCCATTCCTGCCAGTGCTTTCTTAAACTTCTTGAAGCGAGGCAAACCCATGTTAAAACACATATCCATAATGGCATCTTTGCGAGCAGTGCCTAGCGTCCTATACCAACTAAACGCTGCTACAAGCTCGGCATTAACGCGCTTAACGTCATTGGCTAATAGGTAGTTGATCTCGTCACTAGACAAGCCTAAGCCGCCTTTAGGGTCGATATTACGGCCTACACCTATCGTGGTCTTACCAACTGTATCTACATAAGCGTGAGTCTCCACGCCCTCATGTTTCCGAAGCATTTCAATAATCATGGTCACGCGCACTCATCGTATAACTGAGTTATACCTACTCTAAATCTTTGGGTTTCTCCCCACACTGGGTCGTAGATCACGGCAGACATTGAACGTCCTGAACCGTAACCCGCTTGGTGGTGGTATTCGTCAACGGCTGCGAGGCTGTTCCAGCTTTCAAACAACATAGCCCCGCCCACCTCGGACTGCTGTTTGTGGTGTATGTGGCCGAGGTGACAATATCTAGCCGTGGTCTCACCCCATAGCTTGGCATGGTTCCTTGTGAAATATTCATAGATGCGCTGATGTTTAATGCCCTTGTCTCCGTGGTGACTTGTCAGAAGTACGCGGTGGTATTGGTAGTGCATGAATTTGGACGTATTATTTAAAACGCACACTCTGGGTTGATCTTCATAAAAGACGGATAACATAGAGTTTACGACCATGCTTAGGTCTTCATCGTGATTGCCACGGGTATTTAAGAGAGTTACTTTCTGATTCAGTTCTAAGGCCCAATCAACGGCTTGTCGATAGATTCTAACGGCTGACTCAACCGAATCAATCCAATGACCTGAGCTATCAAGGCTCGTCCCTGCGGCAGTGATATTGGGGGTATTGCAATGTAAAAAGTCACCCACGTTTAAAAGCAAAAACTCAGTGCCTTTACCGCAGTTAGTTATGAGTTGCTTAATGGCCTGCAACGTCACCTTTTCTGCAATGGATAAATCCCAATCACCTCCACCGTAATTCCGCTTAACCAACATTCCTATGTGAGCATCCCCGATTATTACGGTAGCTAGTCGCTCTTTAACGCCCTTGTCAGGCGTGAATGGTAAAGGCTTGTACTTGGTTAACTCTTGGCTTAAACCGTCTGCCACGCCCTGCAAGTCAGCCACAAGGCTCTCTTTTCTGAGTGAACTTTTAACCCACTGACGCAGTGGTTCCCCTGTTTGAAGGTCGTAGTAGGTTGACACTCCTAGCGCCTGATGGGTAGATGGGACGGGGTGAGTGTAATCATGCTCTGGCGACCATCCTTGTCTTGAGGCACGATCTGTAACTCTTTTTAGTGAGCGCGTTAGCGTTCTTAGATTAATTTTTAGAGCTTTTGATGCTAAAGATTGATTGCCGTATTTTATAACAGCGTCAATAATCTGACCCTGACGTTCTGTTGCGAACTGCTTCAAACTCTCTAAATCCATGACTAGCTCCTTAATATAAAGGCCGCAGCAGAGACTAAGGCTGCAATCAGAATACGAACAAACCACTCGTTTGAGCTGCTGGTTTTACCCTGCAAAACGATTGCAATTTTGTTTTCATCAATCTCGCTACTGTGCTTATTTAGGCGCGTGTCTTGGGTGTTGTTGTGGGCTTCTAAAGTTTCTATTTTAGTGCCATGTTTAATTAGTAGTGACATTGCATCGGTGAGCTTATCGATCTTATCCTCAAGCCTGTCAAAACGTGCGCTGGATTCCATTCTTATTCCTTACCTAAGTTTTAATGTATGTAGTTATTCAGCAACGGGTACAACGGGTACTGCTGGCACAATCACTGGATTAACAATAACTGGAGGCGTAGCTGGAACAACAACAGGGTTAACAACAACTGGTGCGTCTGCTTTTATTACAACAGGGTTAACAACAGTAGGCGTTGCAGTCTGGTTATACGAATCTTTATTGCCAGCCGCGTTAAATGCGGTTGCTAGAACCTTACCAGCGATTACAGGAACTATTGCGCCCGACACTACACCGAGTGCTGAGATAGCTACATCTGCACCGTTAGTTCGTTTAGGTAGTGTGATACCTGATTTACTAGGGTCGTTGTACTCAGCGACACACCCCGTAACGCACGTTATACTAAATGTAGGTAGAGACTTTTGAGCCAATTGAGCTTCAACTACACTTTTATCAAGTGCAACGTCACCGTCACTGGCACAGCCAGATAATAGAATGATTGCTGGGATTAGTAATAATTTCATGCTTATTATTCCTTATATGTTACTTTCAGATGCGTCATGGAATTTATCTAAATATTCTTCTTTAGCGATTGCTGCGAATAAAACCTCATCAGAGAGAATCTTAGTAATTGTTGTTGAGGCATCTGCTTCTAAATCAACTCGCAATTCCATACCAGTTAGCGCGAGTGTGAAATCGTCAAAGATGGTTTTATACGGGTTTGCACTTTTGGCAGTTGCGGGTAGCGTTACCCAGATGCTTGATAATCCGCGTGATATAAACTGCACAATCTGTTTCAGATCAGTTAGATCATCTTCCAGTGATTTGATCTTGCGGATCTTGTCTCGTGCTGAGTTTTTGTATAACTGTAATGTTGCGTTGCTTTTAAGCGCTGCTAACTCATCAGCCGTTAGTGTGACTTCTTGCATCTCAATTTCTGGAAACTGGGCAGTTAGATCAACGGGCAATAGTGAGTACAAATAACTGAACTCCCCAATTTTGCCGAGCATTAGTGCATCATCACAGCGGGATGTTAGCGATGTGCCGAACGGACCTACTGTTGAAACTTCCCTATACTTGTAGTGCATAATGCTCTCCTAACTTGTATTTAAAATATGAATAGGTTGCTGTTCGTTTAGCGTTGCCCATTATTGATGTAACGCTAATCATATTGTTTACAGTACGGCTATCGCCGCACCTACAAAGTGACTAGACATAGGCCACGCCCCGAAAGCCAGCACGCTTGTTGTCAGTCGAGCGAACGTTTGCAAAAAAGCGAAAGCCAACGCCCGCTAGCGCAACGTTGCCCCAATGGCCACAAGCAAGCGGCATCAAGTTTGCTCGGTTCGTTTTATACGCTCCGTCATTACCTAACATATTGATGCCCGTTGCATCATAAGCATTATTATCTTTCGGTAAGAAACCACACAAATCACGCCCTACGCCTGTAGCTACAGAGTCAAACACTGCATTTGTGCCGCTACCCCAGTAAATCCATCCAGTCGTATTAACACTAATAGGCACAGTGATAGCGTCATAGCGTGTAGCTAAAGTTCCCGCCACACCAAACGCATCCGTTGCCCCATTCCAGCCTGCCGTTAAGTCTTTCAGAGCTGTAGTGGTTTTTAGCAGGTAAGCTGTGGTGGTAGTATTGTCAGCGGTGTCTGTAGCGTTTGCGCCATAGTTTGTGTAGCCAATCAAAGCCTCATACATCAAACCGTTCACATCAGCAACGCCATTGTTTGCACCATTGTGCGTGGTTTTAGCAAAGGGAACGCCTGAACCTGTTAAGCCCTTTTCTGCTTCATCTGGCGAGGCTGTGTACAATACGCTTGTGTCGTTAACATCTCGCAAAGACGAGTTATTAGCGCCCTTCGGAAAGTTAGTGGTTAATCCACTGTCGTACCAAGCCACGTTTGTTGTATTCGCTGCATTTTGGCCTTGAGCAACTGACACCATCATCAACCAGCCCGTTACAAATATGCTTTGGCTATTCCAGCCTGCGCCACGCGCTCTAGCCAGCGTGATGGCATCGGCGAAGATTCCAGTACAGCCTGTCATGGTAGAAGATGGTGTGTAGCCTAAGTTTTTAGTCAAGCTTATTGGGTTGCCATTTTTAACAGAGACCGCAATATTGGCGTTTGAGGCGCTCTTAGAGTTTCTGTATTTATCTACAAATACGCCTGCTTTTTCAGCACCGCCGTCAATGAATACACGATGTAAAACAAACCCATCAACATTAGCTAAGGCTTCGGTGGCATAGGTGTCTGTGCCAACAATCTCTAGCGTGTTAGCGCCGTAGGTTGAGAATTTAGCTGCTGAACTATTGCCCACTCGATAGTAGCCTTTTGGCATCCAGCAAACGATTGAGCCGTTAGTGTGTTGATAGTTGCCGTATTCGTCATGCCCTGCTGTACTTGTTCCTGATAATGCAGATAAGCCAAGTGACGCAAAGTTTTCTGAACAGGGTGCAACTGAAAAACCAAGTGCGCCTGTAGTGCCAATAGGTGCTGTAAATTCAGACTTAGTGGTAAAGCTGACTGTTGCGCTATACTCAGAGGTAAAGCTGGTAGATTTGTACCTAGCCCGAATGTAATACACTGTTGAAACTTGCAGATTGTCAGATGTCCATGCCACTAAATTTGATAAATCAGAAATACTGGATGTTATTACAGTTGAAAATCCTGCATCAGTAGCTATCTGCCAATCTGTACTTAGGTGCGTTTCTGCGTGTCCAAATCCTGAGAATGCAGAGGTTGTTACGTCTACTTTTTGTAGCAAATCTATTGCTGAGTTTGCAGGGGATGTAATGCTTGGGGTTGTTATACCCGCCTGCATTGTTGTAAAGCTAACAGTGTCACTCCACTCTGAACTATGATTATCACTGATGTACTTTAATCGAGCGAAGTATTGAGTGAGTCGCAATAGTGAGCTAGTAGTAAGGCTCTCTAATCCCGATGTTTCTGTTTCAACAATAGTTACGAACCCTGAATCACTTGCTATCTCTAGTACAGAACTAGCGTGAGCGCCTGAGAATAGGGCAGTAGTAGCATAACCACTACCTGTAATATTAATAGCTACTGCTGTACCCGTTGCCCCTGTTGTTGGGCTGGTAATTGTTGGCTTAATAATTGGAGATGAGCTAATGCCTGTTAGACTTGAGCCATCGCCTGTAGGGGATAGCACATCAACACCGATCTCTACACCTAAATTGTTACGAGCAGCAGAGGCGCTAGAAGCACCTGTGCCACCGTTATCTATTGCTAGGTCAGTACCTACCCAATCATCGTTATTTATTGAGGTGAGCATTTCTGCCGCATCACCCGCTGTAAATGCTTGAATGGCGTTATCGCCTGCGGTCCACGATGAGGCTGTAGTCGATTCTGAGGCTCTAGTGCAACCAGTAAGCGTCCAATAAGTCGTGTTATCTGTGCGGCCTGTATAAGCGATAATCTCAATCTTAGTCGGGCTACTCAAACTATCCATTAGCGTAATCTTTCCGCTTGCTGGCGGGTCGTTATACGGACTAACGGCTTTAACAATTTGCAGGCTAGTCGCACTGGATGTTGCGCTGGCGTTGAGTGTTGAATTTACATTATTAACGAAGCTCATTTTATTGTTCCAAAGTTACAATTTTAAACTCAAATTCTTTTGTTCTGCCGCCTGTAGTCACTACGGTTAACGTGATTTGGTATTCAGTACCATCAACGCCACCACTAGCCCATATTTTCGGCTCAGTGCTTGTTGTTTGTGTAACAGCAATAGTTAGACCAGATGGTGAAACGGTAGCTGTTGCCCCGCTTACCGTATCGTCCTTTGCTAACCACTTTACTAAATTGACACCATAATCGAGTGTGTCTGCGGGTTGTTTAACGAAAACGTCCATTATTTGCGGCCTTCTAAATTCAAATTTATGCGTTGTATTTTCAAATGGAACTATCCTATTACGGTTCTATGTTCCAACCCTACTACGACCTTCCTATGGATTGGTGCAACGCTCCAAATATTAACGTATGCAGCGCCAACAACTGATATTCCTGTCGCTGTTATAGAGCCGCTTATTAGTCTGTTTCTATAGCTTATTGCTGTTGAGGAAGCAGACGCATAAATAGAAGCATCACCAATTACGCCTCGGATAGAGTTTGCTGCTACACTTCCAACAACAAAAACTTGTCCATTAATATTAGCACCTCTAACGCCAACAGATTGAGCAGATGCGTTACCTGTTGCAGAACCAGAAATAGAGACAACCTTTGTGCCAATCGTCTGAACTTCTGCAACGCTCGTTATAGAGCTTTGCGTGTAGACTGTCTTCTTGGCTGATACATCTACTGTCGCGTTTGCGGTTACATCACTTAGTAAAGTCAACGTCTTCAAAGATGCCGCTTCTACTACAGCATCACTTCCAGATATAGAACCTTGTGCAACCGCTACTCGTATGCCTACCGCTTGTGTCGATAAGCTGCCGTTTATAGAACCTTGTGTAGTGACAATCTTAGTGCCAGCCACTTGGACTGATGCGCTACTAGATATGGAACCACTTGCAGAAAGAAACTGGGGTACTGAAACTTTCAAATCTGTTGATGAGCTTACATCTGCGCTAGCGTTTACAATTCGATTTGCCGCTGCTGTAACATTAGTAGAACCATTAAAATGGCCTACTATCGGTTTAGATTTATGAGCTATCGCGCTGACAGAAGCTGAGACACTAATTGATGCCAAAGCCTCTGCGCTGCGAATTGCAATAGTAAGTGTTGCGCCCGTTACATTAATCGAAGCAGATAATGTCGTTGCATTACTACCTACTGCCGATAATGCGGCACTTGATACAACCCCACCAGAAGCCCAAGCTGTACGTTTAGCTTGTGCGCTAGTAGACGCTGACCCGTTAACGGCTGAGTTGAACGAGACTAATCTAATAGCGGTGGAGGACGCACTAGCCGAGGCTGTAACTTGAGCCGTTGGATTAGCTACCCTTACCGCATTTGCTTGAACTACTCCATTACAATCAACGGATGCTTCTAAACTTCTTACACGCCTCCCCACGGTTGAAACAGTACAAACACACTCAACACTCGCAGTTAAATACTGCGAAAGCTGAGGGTATCCTCCTAATGAAAAACTATTGAGAGAGGCGAAGTTCATACTAGCTTAGTGTTACCGAAACACCGCCAGCAGCCACACTCATGGTGTCGGTTGCCGCTAGCACTTTTGAACTATCGAGGCTTGTGTGGTACAGGAGATTCCCGTTAGTTAACGCATCATAAACACCAATATGGGTGATGGTTACATCTGAACCAGCAACGGGTGGAAATGTAATTTCACTTGATGTTGTAACACTGCCACCGCTGATTGTGCCAAACGCCATAGTTTGACGCGCATAGCCTGACCAACTGCATTCAGTACCAGAACCCGCATCAGTTGGGTCGGTAATAAATAAAGCTAGGTGAGGCGTACTTACATTGTAAGCAGTACCACCTTTAAGGGTTACATCCAAAAACTTATCTTCTAAGAAGTTTGATAATTCACTCATGGTATTTCCTTTCTATTAATAACTAAATTTTAGCCGCACATATAAATACAAGCGACTAGCTTTTCTTCGCTAGGTGAGCTAAAAGAAACTGATTCGCGCACCCGCGCAACGGTATAACTTCTGACAAAATCATCGGCTTGTTTCATGCCTTTTCCTGCTGTTGAACTCGCCACAATTAAATCGCCAGCGGCTAAATTGCCCGCTTCACCGACAAGATTTATTTGACCTTCGCCAACGGCGTTAACCGCCATAAGCTGATAGTTATTTTTAGCGGATTCATAATCTGAGGACATAACAATTCCATCCTTTGTCATTTCTTCAATAAAAGCGGCTGGCTGTCGGTCTGATAAAAAGCCGTTATTTGCTACGATCACGCCCAACACTGCTGCTTGATTTGCAGAGCTTGAAGTCTCTACAGAAAAAAGTGTGTTAGACAAACCACGCCTAGCGATACAAGAAAGGTCCACCACTAAATCTCCAATAGAAACTGTTTCATCATTCGCGACAAGACAATCATGTGCGCCAGTGAAAGGGCCATAGTTTGAGCCAGCCCCTTCAGCATAAAAGTCGAACCCGTTTGCAGCACCGATAAGGCCAGACGTCTGTACCCTGGTGCCTACTGCGTAAAAATTTGTCCCTCTAATGCCATGAGCACTAGTTGACGCATGATTTGAGGGCACTTGACCAAAAAGAGCAGGATGTGCTTGTCGTGTAACACCTGTTATCGCTGGCGCTGTGCTGACGTTTAAGTTGCTGCCGCTAAAAATGCCACCAATGATTCCATCAGTCCAAACCGCGCCAGCCGCATTAACCTCAAAAGCCTTAAAACTTGGTGTATTACCTGTTCCGATGGCCATAGTGCCGCCGTTGAACGTCCAACCAGTGATCGTGCCAGCAATAATTGAGGCGGCTTGAATAGTTCCCGTTTTAATAAATGCGCCATTGATTTCAGTGGTGCTTGGAGCGTAAACCTTACTTGCTAGCGTTTGAGAAAGTGTTAAATTTGCCGCAGCGATTGCTTCTGTTTTCTTGGTGCTAGCATCGGTTGCTGCTGCTGCTATAGCATCTATTCGTGCTTGTGTTGCAGAACCAACTGCGTCCGAGGCGGCTTGTGCTGCTGCTGCTGCGCCTGCTGCATCAAAACTGGTCGCATTTATACTATTACTTCCATCCGTTAATGTAGTTGAGTTTGAAAACGTCACCACACCATCAAAGGTGAACTGAGCTACGGCTGTTTGGAATGTGGGTGTGCCTGTACCGCCACCGCTTGTGGTTTCTTCAACCGCCCAACGACTCGACCAATACTTTCCAGTTTGACCAATGTTTAATACAGGTGGCGTGATACTCCAGCCAGACGTTAAGCCTGTTATAGCTCCCGTTGCAAAACTGTAGCTTGAGGCGCTTGGTGTAGCGGGTGCGCTGGCTTGGTTGCTGGCGTAATACACTAAACCAGTGTGCGTCATTGTGGGGTCTACTACGGGATAGCTTGTCGAGGTGGCGTAAGCTACAGAAGTCCACGCGCTTGATATACCTGATCGGTTGAACGCTCTAGCCCAATAGTAGCGAGTGGTGGATTCACCCACTTGGTCAATAATAGTGGTGTTGCTTGTCTTTACGAATAGGCTTGATGCGCCTTGGCTGTTGCTTGTATGACGATTGATTTCTATATAAGCAAAATCAACATCTGCTGGGTTTGTCCAATTTAGCTCAATAGCGCCTTGCTTTGCTGTAGCTGTAAATCCTGTGGGTAGTGCTGGAGCCGTAGCATAAGCCGTCACGGATGTCCCTGATACAATCAACCATGCGCTTGACACACCTAAAGCAGATACAGCCTTAACGCGCACATCTATACTTTCGCCTGTCTTAAAGCCTGAGATATAAGCGGTGGCGGCAGAAGTCGTAACATCGTTTGCGTAAACTGAGTCTGAGGCGTATTTCCATTGCACTACATATTGAGTAACAAACTGATCTACACTCGCAGTCCAAGTCACGTTAGCGCGAACAAGCATTGCCCCATCTGTTTGAAGTAGATAGTGCGTTGCTCCTGTGCTAATTGCCAAACTGGTAGGCGCTACTACGCTGAAAGGATTAGGTAAGTTAGTATCAGGGATATTGTCCGCTTCGGTCTTAGTAGACCACGGGTAGATGCTATCTTGATGCTCGATTAACGTAAGGCTAACCGTACCATCGGAGTTAAGGCTAAGTTTAAGCACTCGGAAGGGTTTAGCCGACCAAGCTGGGGTGCTATTTGTGATGCTAACTATATCGCCCACACTCACGCTCAACGCTTCACTTGTTGCGGTAAAGCTAACAATTAATCCGTTTCGTGAACGCTTTAGGGCTATCTCGGCAATGTCTCTAGCTGTGTATATATTGGTCGTTGTTGGTAGGTCGATCTGCTTAACTAACTCAATGCCGCCATCTTCTGTTAGATAGCCTGCTTCTTCTGAACTGCCTGCCACTGGGTATTCAATTTGATCCATCTGCCAGTTAGCATCAGGGTTGGGAAAGGTGGCTATTATACGATTGAATTTTGTCTTTTTGCTTTCGCTTTGGATGCTTAAACCACCAATGATATGTGACTCATCAAAGCTGAATGTCGAACTACCTTCGTCTTCAATAACTAGGCCGTACAATCCCTGTCTGTAAAGCATCAAACCACGCATGGATGAAAGCAAATTTTTAGCGTTTATTAAAACAGTGTTTTCAGTGTCGATTACACCATTACATTCAAATATCTTTTGAGTACCGCTGCCGCCAGAGTGTGAAGTTACTAGCACATCACATTTATTTGCAGCCGCATTAAATAAGGTATCGTCAATGAATGAAGCTGCCAAGCCTTTGCCGTAACGAGAATTGGTCAAATAATCTCGTAGGCATAGTGCTGGATTACTGCTTAACGCCACTGTTGCTGTTGCGCTGGTGCGCGGGTCGTAAACCTTTTTTCCCTGCACCACTGCATGAATGGTTGGGATGCCGCTGAATGTCTCTTGATCCCATTTTAATCTAACTGCCAAATAAGCCACGCCAGATAGTTTGTGGGCAGAAGTCCAGCCAATTGAAGCAGCCAAAAGCATAGGGTCTACAGCTTGGCTATCAGTGCCTAAATACTTGTTGATTGTCACTAAGCCTGAGAATTTACTATCAGTGCTAATAACATCGTTAATATAAATATCACCAATACTGTGAATTTCGCCCTCGCACAAATCAAGCACGATGTAGAGATAGGTATTATCGTCCCCACTCGTTGCCATAAATACGCGAGTGCCGCCTACTTTTCTCTGCCCATATATAATAGGACGGGCTGAAATGTTTGATTGTTTGTTGACTAATGTGCCTTTGTATTTCGCCTCTAAATCATCCATTGAGGGAATATTGACAAGCCAACCAACCACATCACCAAGAGCATCAACAGTAATGTCGATTATTGTTTGGCCTATATCACCAACAAAATCAATAATGTCGCCAACAAAGCTAAAAAGTCCCATTATGCGCGGCCCCACTTTAGATCACGCATTGTATTGGGCGCGAACTCAAAGCCCTTATCTGCGGAAAAATGGATTTTTTGACTGTTGCTGTTGGTTCTACGGCCTGACTTTTTCTCAAAATCGGCCCAGTGACTAGATGCAATCAGATTAATGTTGCTGGAATTTGACCCATCTTTGATTGAAAAAGACTGAGTTCGACCATCATAAATTACAATCGGATTTCCTATGATGGTATTTGCATCGGATAGAACAACTCGGCTTATAACTACACGCCTGTCTATGTAAGTCTGACCCAAGAGAATGGCAATATATTCTTGGCTTACACCGCTTAGACCGATTGACACGCTACCCAACTGAATGTCTGAGGCTTCTGAAATATCTGAAAGGCTCATAAAATGACTGCTTGAGTCGTAAGTGTTTCCACCATGCGTAATAGAGTAAAGCGACTCAGTTAAATAAATCGGGGTTGCAAAATCTATCTGCAATAAATGAGCCGTATTAAACGAATCTTTGGCAAGCTCAGTGATTACGTCAGCATGAATACCACGACTCATAACGCCTCCACGAAATCGACTTCACGAATCTTATACAGTGGGCTTCCACCGATATTAAACTCAACCAAATCGTTATCTAGGCGAACAGTGAAAGGCACATCGTTGTAAGTCATTTGTTCGTTTGATGCGAGTGCAGATGTGAGTGGTGGCTCAATGGCAATTGCCCCAGCTCCATCACGATCTGCGGTCAACATATAAACTTTTGTATGGTTTGCGAACTTAACGAAGTCCCCTGTCTTTAGAGTACCCGTAAGACCCGCTACAGTGACCGCTACTGCGCCTATCGCTGCTGTTGTACACGTTACTGTGCCTGTGCCAGTTCCACTCGTAGAAGAGATTACAGGAGGTACTACAGTAAATACGCCATGCCTGCCTTTTCTAGCGATTAAATACGCCCACACAGGTTTAAACTCAGCCTGAGTCATTGGCGCATAGCCAGCCGTAAACGACCAGGATTGACCGCCAATCTTTCGGCTTTGAGTGCGACCATTGACCGCTTTAGAAAATAGCGTCGGACTTTCTGAGCCTACTTTTAGCGCATTGAATGTTGGTGTGGTTGGATAGGTCATGCTAATGCTGGCCTCCCGCGCTCATTCAACGACTGATTAATAAGGCTCATGATTGTTCCCCTACGCTTCATTAGTAGCTGGTCAAAGCCTGCTGTGTCGTTAGCTGAGATATTGATGGTGTAATTGCCGCCCGCTAATTGATCGTTTGGCACTACGTTTGAGGCGTGGTTAGGAACAATAAGTTCAGGCCCGCGCTCTCCAACAATATATGGATTGCCCGCACTCATAGGCCCGCCCTTTTCACGGAACTGAGTGCTTCGGATAGCGGAGACTTGAGCCATGCCGTTAACTAACGCTAAAGCACCTAAGCCGAGGTTAATCGGGAATGGGGCCGAAGCTAGTGCTAATGAAACTGCCTTGTATGTATTAACTAGAGCGTCTTTAAGAGCAAACGCCTTATTAAGTGCGAACGCTGTTTTGTAATGACCGCTCAATACTTTAAGAGTTTCTTTACCTTCATCTTGAAGATCGTCAAAACCTTTAACCTTGGAGGCTTTCTGCATGGCGCTTTGTTTGGATAGGTATTGATGCGTTAATTCGGTCATTCTGTTTTGATGAGCTAAAGCCTTACCCTCAGCCATTGCTGCGTAACCATCTTGCAAATCAATCAACTGGCTGTTCGTCATTGCTGTTAAATCAATTAAAGCTGTATCGCGACTTGTAACGTCTTCAATGCCGTTCTTAGTGCTGACTTCTGCGAGTTTAGCCAGCACCAAATCAAGAGCTTCTAGCGTACTGGAAGTGTCTATTTTTGGCGTGATTGGATTTGTTTTAAGAATGTCACCTGTCGCTATCATTTCACGCATAGTGGAAAGTGATAATTCCAGTTCAGCGATCATGGGCGCTTGTGAGGCAATTAAAGGCTTATTACCCTTGCTCATATCTTGCAGCATCTTCATTTGAATAACGGTGCTGGCAATCTTTTCTTCTAAGAGACTAACGGTTTGCTTGTCGCCAAACATACGCTCATAGATGTTTTCAACGCCACCCATAGCGTTACTAAAACCTATGATAGAATTAGTGATTGATCCAAACGCTGACACGATTGACCTAGCTGCCGATACGATACTTATGGCCATATCTTTAGCAAGCTGACCCGCACCGCCTGCGCTTGAAACTTTCATTTCAAACCAAGCCTGTAATTGCTTAGTGATGGTTTCAATTGCTGGAGCAAGTTCTGCAACAGTCCGAGTAAACATCCCGCCAAGGAAACTGGTTAGGTTGGTGATAGCGGTATTAGCACGTTCAACGCCTTTAACTAAACCACGACTCAACCTTAAACCTAAACGCTCGGCTTCTTTGTCCATCTCGATTAATGCAGCACTACCGCCTTTCAGGGTGTTAACTAACGCCACGCCCTCGGTATCAAATAGACGCATTGCTAAACGAACCTTGTTACCTTGACCCGCAACACCTTCCATAGCATCTGCTATTGCTCGGAATTGTTGGTCAGGGGCGAGTTCGTTTAATGCTTTAGCACTTAGGCCAAGCTCAATTAAAGCGTCTTTAGCTTCACCTGAACCACTAGCGGCCTCAGAGACACGCCTAACCATCCGCTGAAGGCCCATATCAAGAGTATTGGTAGCAACGCCTGTTAATTCTGCTGCGTGTCTTAGACCGCCTAATTCAGCCGTTCCTATGCCAACCTTGTCAGCAAACTTGCCGAGGGCATCAGTGGCATCCATAGACTTTTTAACAAGGTAGCCGAAGCCAGCAACGCCAACCGCAATCAAAGCGGATTGCATAGAAAAAGCAACCTTCTTAATTGCGTTCAGGCCCATAGTCACCGCACGAAAAGACCGCTTCGTCTTATCAACAGCTTTAATGACTATATTGACGTTTTCACTTGCCATTCTTTAACTCCAAAAAAGCTGCCCACAATATTATTTCATCGGTACTCAAGACCATGATTTCCTCCAGCGTTTTGTGAAGGTGTTCCGCTAATACCATTGCGAAACGCAAATCATGATCCTGTTTTAGTTTTTTATTGCATCCTCAACGGTTGGCTCATCGTCACTCATATCACTAACAATTCGACTCACTACTTCGGGATCAACGCGAAGTAACAGTTCAGTCTTGTCGGCTCTTACGAACATCTTAGAGCCATCTTTATCCATAGCTTTCAAAATGAGCGTCATAACAATTGCTTCGGCTGGTAGTCCATCACCATGCAACTTGAGAACAATGCCTTGATCTTTAAAGTTCATGCTAGGGCGAAAGAAGATTTCAGTGCTATCCCATTCAGGAACAACAAGAGAACGGATGTTCGACATACGCTCGGTGAAATGGACTGTCGCTGAATCTATAATTTTACTCATGGATAATTCCCCAATTAGTTAATCCCCCGATTGAATTAACGGCAACGCATCGGGGAAAACGCTTTTCAGGCCGAAGCCCTAGCCGCTAAACTTTTTAAGCAACAGTGGCTTCGGTTAAAACGCCTGAACCCGTGAAGGAGAAGCTCGCATCAACCGTTCCTTGTGTTGATAAACTGGTTGACACTTCGGAAACGATACAAGTACCAGAACGAAACTTATCGCCCGTTGTTGCGCCCTCTGGGTAGAAATGCATCGTGACAATAGCGCCATTAGATAAAGCAGTTTGAGACGCATCATCGTTATCCCAAAAAGCCTCGGCTGAACCCGAAAAAGAGGTTTGACCGACTGCGAACGTCTTAGCTGTTGACGATAGATTTGTGGTCTCAATCGTCCCTGCGGTCTCACTGAAATTAAACGACTTTAATTCGCCTAGTGTGTCAGAGCCGACTTTGATTAAACCCTGTGATGCGTTATGCGTTGCCATTATCGGCCTCCGTTGTGATTACTTTCTTTGGTTTAGCTGCGGTTGGCTTATGCTCTAACCAACCGCGTGATTTCATGATCTCAATCTGTGATGGGTGAACGATCACGGATGATTTACCTTTGTACATTTTCATTAGGATTCGCCTCTCATATACTGATAACGAACTTGAGCCGTTAACGTAATACCGCCAACTGGGTCAGTAGCGCCTTGATCTGTATCTACTGATAGTATTTGTGTGTCCTTAGCGTAGCCGCCTCTTGTGCGGTCAACGTCCAGAGCGTTTTCAATACCTTCAATCAATTCGTTTCGTGCTGTATCAATGTTGACTCCTTTAACAAAGCCAACAATTTGGTAATTAATAGTGGATTCTCTATTTCCACTGAGCGTCATATCTTCTCTAATTTCTTCTGCACTCTGAACCCAAACTGCGGGAAACTGCGCATTAGAAAGCCGCTCATAATCAAATGGCTGGCGAGTGATCTTCTTTAACATCGGGTTAATCATTAGTTCCAAGACTGTTACAATGTTAGCTGCAATATTTTCTCTCGCACTCATCGGAAAATATCCCGCTTGAATCGTGATGTTATTTGCGCTTGCTCACTGTCAGTCACGCCGAACCAAGGACGTTTGCGTTGGTTACTAATCGCCTTTTTCCGCTCTACTTCTTGAGTAAATCCAATGACAGCCTTTGACGGGCTTTTAGTCATTAACTTAACGCCCGCAAGCATTTTGCCTGTGAACTGTAGATTTACAGAATTTGTACCACGACCTTTTTTAGCTCGATATTCTGCATACTTTGGATGGTATGGCTTGAAGCGACCATTAAGACCGACACCACTATCAACACGTTTCAACATATCTAAAATATGTCCTGATGCGGCCCTACCTAGAGCGCGTTCAGTCGTCCTTGGTGATGGTCTCGCTTTTTTCAAAGCTGCCATTACCGCAGAAGTGTTAATCGTGATGCCGATATTCATTAGCGTGTCAACCTGCCAAAATGGATGGGTAGTTTTTCTGATTCAGTGACAACTCCATCGTCGTCTGCGTCATACTCAATCCCATCAATTAATAACTCGTCCCACTCCTCTTCAAAGCGCAGCTTGTAAAAGGAAATCATCTTATAAAAGCGATCTCCTTCATCCCATGTAGCCAGCATCGGTATTGCGTACTTCCACAACACTAGATAAGCAGCACACTTGGCAAACTGAGATTCAGTGAGTAGGCTGGCATTAAGCTCACCTGACAGACCCTTTTTAGGCCACCAATCCCTGCGTAATCTACGCACAAGATCAGTCTTTGCCTTGGAATGCTCACTCACAAATGAGTTAATCCCAAGGGTTAGAATGTCAGGTAAGATGGCCGACAAGTCTTTGTCAGCACTCATAGCCATGAACTACTCCTTACAGGGCAGCGTCAAAGGTTAGACTCTGACCGTAAGCGTCAACCAACTCGCCCACACCGAAACATGCAGTAGCGTTAAGCTCAAAACCACGCATACTAGCGTCCCTTTGAGGTTCAATGTTGATGTCCCACTTGATCGCTAAACCTAGTGCGGCTGGAGTAAACAATGCACCGATAGCATCACCAGAACCATCAATAAGAATATTGGATGATTCATAGATGTTAACGCCTGCGATATTGGCAACGAACCCAGTTCTCATGGCTTCGTTCTGTAGGTCACCGCCATTCGGGTTAACGAAAGCATTGGTTAGGTTAGACTTCAACTGGTACGCTTGGTACGGATGGATTACAGCAGATGGTGTGCCTGTAGCGTTATTAGCGCTTAATACTGCGGCAGCTTTAACAATGTCAGCAACAGTAATTTCCTGTGCGGCTGTACCTTGGCCTGCGCTGAAACCAGCGAACAATGCAATAAGGTCTTTATCCATCTTCTTAGCAACGGCTTCGCCAAGGATGCGGCCTAAGTCACCAGCAACGTCACCCATAGCAGATTTAGCAGCCATATCGGTCAACAAGGCTTGAACGCCTGATTCTGATACAGTGATTGACTTGCTAGTGGTTGAGATTGCAGTGCTAGACATATCCGACCCTTCGGTCAATGCCGAGGCGGTAGTCTCACCGTAAACTGGAACTTGAACGACTTTGCCAGCTTCGCCAGAAATGTCATAAGTAGTAACGAGGTTACGAACAAGGGAAGTTTCTTGCGATACGAAAATCGCTTCTTTAATGATATTAGCGAACAGGTCGTCTAATGTAGTAGTAGTTGATGCTGCCATTTTGGTCACCTTACAAATAATTTATGCAAAGTGACCGAATGGATACACCTTGCTTTTAGTTGGGTTTGATATGACCGCCTGTATTTCTACCACGACCAATCTTGCTACGATGTTCAGCGTATTCTGCTGGATTCATATCACCCACCGATTTAAGCCTCGATGTATTGCCACCTACCGCGCCTGTTGATCCCGCCCCACCTAAAGAGGCTTTGACGAAGTGAGGGTTAGTAGTAAGGAACTCGCTAACTAATTGATTGACTGTCAACGGAGAACCATCGTCACCATAGCGAGTAGTTCCATCGTTATCCAATACTTCTGCGCGTCCTTCGGCACTTAACCGCACTTTACCCTTCAATAACTCAGTAACTTGAGTTGGCGCTACGGCTTGGCCTGTTTCTGCGGCTCGTAATAAAGCACCATCGACTTCGTTATTCGTGACCAACTTGCTCAAGCGGGCAATCTCAGCGTCTTTCTTTTCAGCCTGCATTTTGATTACTTTCTCGAACTCGCCCTTTGCTGTGGCTTGTTCTACTTCGGCGTTTGCTTGTTGCTCTTGCCACTTAGTGAACTGGTCAACATCAACGCCCTCGTATTTCTTTTCAAACTTGCGCCGTTCTCTGCCCACACGCTCCGCAACGATTTTATCGACCTCGGCTTGTGTTAACGTCTTTTCTGGTTCTGTTGATTCGATTACTTCCATTACTTCTACTGCATCACTCATAGTTATTTCCCTGTTGATAATCTAATGTCATAGGCTCACCCTCGCAGATGCAATCCTCGACCAATTCTAGCCACTCTAAGCTGTCCCAATGAATAGGCGCTTCAATCGTTGGCGGGTGCTCACCGAACAAAACAGTGTAGTCAGCAATGGCTTCGTTATATCGTTCAGCCGTTTGTGGGTCTTCTAAATCAATGTATTTCATGGTTAGTCAAACTCCGCTCTAAAGTGGTGTTGGCATCGGTAGCCGCCTCGCACTGTGAAGGGGTTGCCTTGTGCTTTGCCTGCCCAAACTTCATTAGCCCAAATGTCGTTGATTTCCTCAGTGGTAAATACTCGGCCTCTGTATTTCTGACAAAACGCTCGGCTATCTTCAACCAGCCCACCAAAATACAACCACTTCTTAGCGCCTAGTTCTTTAGCCACGCTGTAATTAAGGTTTGAGCTGAACTGCATCAAAGCATCATGTGAGTAACCTCCAACATACCGCTTGAGGTTGTTACCTGTTCGATCTGCCGCGTACTCAGTGTGTAAACGTGCCACCGCCTGCTCTACTGATTTAGCTTTGGCTGGGTCGTCTTTATTCTCACGCACGAACTCAACCAGTTTATTGATCTCGTCAGAGTTGGCGTTGATGTAAACACCGTTGATAGAGTGGCGTATGCGTTGAACCAAATCAGTCGAAGCCTCACCCACTAGCGTTGATTGATAAACGTGCCTTGCCATTGTGTCGAGATGGGCGCTGGCTATGTCCTCAAACCCACTAAAAGTGAGCCGTTTTAGTTCAGCAATCACCGAGGCTTGAGTGGTTGGTAATAACCCGCCCACTAGCTGCGACTGATACTGTCGAGCAATGCCTGCCACCACTTCATCAAGCCCATCAACCATATCGCTGTATGGTCTGAGTAACTTCGCTTCTATCGCTTCGCGTAAATTCCTACGAATAGCAATGGCTGCGGATAGGTCATTCAATGCGCCAGCCTGTGTGGGTAGACCATCAATCAACTTAGCCACCTCAAGCTCTAAGTCCATCAGCGCATCATCAATCAAACGACCATGAGACTGAGCTAAAGCCGTGAGGTTGTTAGCGTGATTAATGGCCTCTTGGCTCATGGATTACCCACTAATGCTAGGTTCGGTTCTGCAAATTCACCCAATGTGCGGCCTGCTTCAATCTCAACAGTGGCTTGCGCTAAGTCTTCGTCACCTAGAACAAGCTCCGCAATGGCTTTATCAACGCCCTTACCGAATGTGGAACTGTTAACGCCTGATGCTTTAGCCCGTTGTAAGAACTCAAGTTCTGTGCCGTAATCACGCAAATCAAACGTATCAGGGTAATCAACGGTAATGTCTGAGTTAATGCCCTGCCATAATGCGAACAAGTTCCATAATTGTTCCTCGGCAAGCTCAAGTAAATCAGCCTTTTCAGATAGTTTAGCGTTCAGTAGTTGGAACTCAGTTTGTAGTGCAACGCCTGACTTGGTTTGTGCGTCTGTAGCCCTTACAGCGCCCATGTGAGTCATGCGGTTGATCGCCTCAACCTTATCGGTAATGGTTGCGCGTATAGCATCCAAGTTGCCGCCACTAGGTTGAAGTAGATACGGTTGAATTGAGTCAGTATCAGAGACTTCGATCACACTACCAGCGCCAGCGCCTGCGTCAGTGTCTACCGACTTAACAAGGCTTGGGTGATTAGAAATGCGGATTAATTGCTCAATCTCAGATAGCTCGTTGTAAATAGCTTTTTGCATCAATGCAACGTCTGTTATGTCACTGTGACCAATGCCGCGAATAGGTGAACGGTTGCCGTATAAACACACCGCAGGAATGATGCCTAGTGGGTTAACGTCATAACTGACTATTTTAGCTTCATCACCTTCAACCTCATAACCTTTAATGGTTTCCTTTTCCCATATGCGGATGAATGATTTATCACCACTAATCCATTCACGAATTTTGAGCATTGATAATTCATAGCGCCCACTTGCAGCGCGTTCATAGTTCCAATCGAGTACGTTTTCAGGCGTAATAAGTGTGAGGTATGGGCGAATTTCTTGGGCCAGTTCATCAGCTTTAGTGTTGCCTGTTACGGCTGGCTTATCCATCATGATCCAAGCATGACCGTATACACCTGACCACATTTGAGCATCGCTCATAAACGAGTTTAGGCTTCGTCCATCAAGGTCAGCATCTTCAATGAATGAGTTAAGCGCCTGATCTTCTACTAAGTTGCCGAAGTTACGAGTGGGCGGCAATCGCCAAATGAATGACGAGTAAATATTGATCACGTTTTTGCAATGATTATCAATGGGCGTTAGTTCTAGGCGTTTAGCGTATTCTTTCTCATCTTCAAGAATATACTTGAGCAAATATTCCCCTTCGCGGTAATCGTTACCACCTAGATAAGAGCGTAAGTAAAACTGCCAATGTGGGGCGTTTTTATCATACGCTTTGTGTGTTTCTTTGATATTCATTAAGTCCACCTAGTTGGTTGTCGTTCTGCGCGGTCTTTACGCACAGGAAATAAATAATCCACACAATAACCAAGAGCGTCATTCATGTGGTCAAACCCCGAATCTTTGTCAGGTTGAGAAGTTCCTTCTTTGTAGGTATGTCTCTCAAGCCCTTTAATAACGTGTTTACATTTAGGATCAATAAGCAAATGCCGCTCTCCTGATGTGGTTTTTAGTCGGCTATTAACCGCGTTTATTCTGTCTCTGATTGGCGTATGTGCTGGCCTCACTCGTACCGTAAACCCTGCGTTTTCAAGTATAGATAAATCCGTCTTGCCGCCTGCGCTTGTCTTGCGTTGTCGTGCTGCTGGGTCAGGGTAGATAGTGATTGGTCGGTTAGGGTAGCGGTGATGTATTTCATCAGCCATTTCGTCAGTGTTTGACCCATGTATAACGATTTCATCAACGGCATGTAGTTCATTCTTTTCACGGGTAAACACCACGGCTGACATAGGGTTGATGTTGAAATCGACTCCGATGTGTAATGGCAAAAGTGAATGTGCATCTGACTTCTTTACCGACTGTTCACGCTCAAAGTTGTAATAGATAATCCCTGAGTAGTTAACGAACTGGGCTAAATATTCTTGATTGAATGTACGCTCATCAAGGTCACGCCTTGCCGACTCAATCTCTTTCTCAGGAACATTGCCACCATCAAGCGTTGTGTACTGAAAGCTAGACCATTCCTCACGCCCATCGATGCCATCAGTCCATAAGTCATAGAAGTGATTACGTCCCTTGGGTGATCCAATGAATAACGCACTGCCCTCCTTGTCAGATAGTGTTGGACGCAATACCTCAGTCCATGCCGTGATCTTCATATCTGCGAACTCATCCAGCACAATGAAATTCAAGCCAACACCACGCAAGCTATCGGGATTGTCAGCACCTTTAAGGGCTATGATCGACCCATTAAGAAGCCGTATTGATAGCTCACTCTCATTCTTCTTTTCGATGTACTCTCTCGGTATAAAGTCACATAGAAATAGCCATGCGATCTGCTTACTGGCTTTGTACGTTGGAGCCACATACCAACAGTGGCGACCATTACCTAGTAGTGCCTGCCTGACTAGCTCGACAATAGCCAAGTGAGTCTTTCCAAAACGTCTGCCTGCTACCACTACGCGAAATCTTGTATCGTCACTAAACACTTTAGATTGGGCTTTAGTCAGCCGCATAGAGTCCGACTTCGATTGGAGGCAGGCTAGTAATGGCTGTTTCTATCTTGTCAGTCTGTCCTAGCCAGTTCTTACCAAGCCATACAAGCATGGTTGGATTGCCCTCCATAGCGGTTGAATATTGCTTACGTCTTAGGCTCATTCTGCCGTTTGATTTCTTTTGGTCGAAATACTCCTCAAAAGTACAAGAATGTTCCTTTTCGCAAGCTCTAAATAAAGTGTTATAACTACAACCTAATACCCCTGCAATCTCTTCGCCCGTACATTGAATCGCACACATAGAGTCGACAGTATCCCAGTTGATTTGGAATAGTGGTCTATTAGGTGGTTTTTTTGGGGTGGTTTCTTTCATGGGAGAACCCCCGAAAGATGGAGCGTGTTGGTCGGTGCTGCCCCGCCGCTTGATGGGTGGTTCCCATCAGTAGCCTGCTTCACACGCTTAATACCTTTATACATTCCAGCGCCTCTTTTGTCAATATCAGAAAATGGTAATATAGGCACTGTTAACCTCTCTTTGTATGATTTATCAATAAAATAAATATACCTTAATTGGTATCCTTCTAATGGCGTAGCACCAGCCTTTTTAGCAGCCAAAGCACCAAACTTTCCGTTCACTATATGCGAATCAAGAGATTTTTTAGCTGTTATTGTCCCATCTGGCATCCTAAGCATTTGTGTATTTTTTTTTATACTAGTTAAATAAAATCCACTTGCTCTGTAAATAGTTCCATCACCACATTGAGCGCCATCACTAAAACTCACAATCCATTTAATTTGAGGATAGTGCTTTTTAATTAATTTAATGCAAATACTTATAGCCCTGCTTTCACTATTTTTTGGCAACACATCACTTAACGCCATACGATTTAGTTCTATAAATTCACTCCATAGTGAATCTTTAACCAAACCTGCTGTTTTTCGTTTATCTATACTTGGCCCAAACTGTAAAGCGCCTTCAAGTTTACCATTTAAGAAAATACCAAAATGAAGTTGGCTATTTGTAACTTTGCCGCTATAGTGTATTTTTTTAACTATTGATCGTGCCGCAGCCATGTTTATTGGTTTTATAATTATATCTTTTGCACTAGACATTTTGCTCCTTTAACCATTGTTCACAAATCCAAGCAATAGCATTGCCGTTGCTATTTTCATTTAGCCCTGTATCTATTTGAGGGCTTGTTTTTGCTTTTAATATTGCATCATCTATTAAATCAACTTGTTCATCGTGAAGTACAAATGTCTTTTGTTGAAAAGGGTCTCTGTCACCATCTGGCAATTCGGGTAGTTCAGCCTCAATATCTAGCAATTTGCTAATAACATCGGCATCAAAACCTAGCAATTCCATATCAAAATCAAGCTCATCTAAACGCTCAATTTCAACACGCAAAGAATCTAAGTCCCACCCACTGTTTAATGCTAACTGGTTATCTGCGATCACATAGGCTTTGCGCTGTGCCTCTGTTAAATGGGATAGACGTATGCAAGGAACCATAGCTAATCCTAACTTCTTAGCTGCCATTAGCCGCCCATGACCAGCTATAATCCCACCATCACCGTCAATTAATATCGGGTTAGTGAATCCAAACTCTTTGATGCTGGATGCCACTTGCAAAACTTGCTCGTCTGAGTGCGTCCGTGAGTTGTTTATATAAGGGATTAAAGCCCCTGTTTCTATGTGTTCGATTTGCATACTTTCCCCAATATAGTTTCTATGTCTTTCACTACAATTCCACTCTTAATCATATCGGGCGTACAGCGATACACGCGCCACCCATCCATCAAGGCAGCGTTGTACTTCTCGCAGTCTTTAGTGAAGCCTGAACCCCTTGTATGACGGCCTCCTGACCATACGCCACCTTCTACTTCGATAGCCAATAAGTGATCAGGATACGCGAAGTCAAAACGCCACTTACGGATTGCATGAAATTTATGCTCTCTTACTGGCTCTGGTAGCTTCACCGCTCGTATCTGTAATGCCAGTGATTCTTCTGCTTTACTAACGCCCAATGATTTGACCTCTGTGTGATTTAACATCGTCAATAGTTTGCTCTAAGAGTGTTAGTTCTGTCCCGAAAGCCGCCTCCCAAGTCTCCTGTCCAGCGTGTACTGCAATCCCATACCCACCGATTCTGTGATGTGGTGGGCAAAGTGGTATCACTTCGTAATTAGATGCTCGTTGCCCCATACCTTGCCCTTTGCGTATATGGTGTATCTCGGCAGGACTTTCACCGTGACCAAGGTTGCGACATACCACGCAGCCAAGACTAGCCACATCACCCATATGTAAAGCCTCAGCATTTTTCATTCATAATCACCAATAAAGTATTTAGGGAAATCTGTAAATTTGTACCGAAGAAGATCAAGACCCATTGCTGTATCCCATCCATCGCCAATCTCGGCTATCTCATAGAGCGCACCGCTATCGTGTTTAGCTGTTACGCGCAATGTGGTTAGTGAGGTAATGCCAGCTATCCGCTTCACATCCCAACTTCTAGCCGTGACGTTTTTAATGCCCGTCACTCGCTGAATGTTGGCGTAGGTGTGACCGTTTGCCAGCATCTTCATGGCTTTGGCTCTTGCCTCTTCGTCTATCACGCGGCTTGCTTGTACTCGCTATACAGTTGAAGAGCTGGCTCACTCCATACAACATTGCGCTCAGATCCAAAGGCGTAGATGACCTCAATCAGTTGTGAGAACTCTTCTTTGTTCAGCCGACTACTTCGCTTAGAGAGACCAACAAAGCCACCATCGATGCCTGGAACAGAACGCTGCTTATGTAGGCTAGCCATGAACATGACTTTCCAATCATCGGTGTCGAGATTATCGCCATACCAATCAACCTGTTTTTGCACATCGTTTAACATGGGCCAAAGCTTTTTGT